ACCTTGAACACCTTGAATTCCTTGAGGCCCAGTTGCACCCGTTACTCCTTGAGCGCCTGTTGCACCAGTTGGACCAGTTGCACCTTTTTCTACAAAAATATCCCAGAATACTAATGAATCTGGTTGATAACCAACGACGTTATTAGACAGACAAATATAAGAAGCGCCATTGTATGTAACCACATCATTAAGGTTGTAAGTAGCCTCTGCACCATAAGCACCTCGGAATGAAAATGATTCACCCTGCACACCTGTTGGTCCTGTGTCACCAGTTGCACCAGTAGCGCCAGTAGAGCCTGTTACACCAGTGTTACCTTGAGCCCCAGTTGCACCTGTGTTACCAGCAACTCCTTGGATTCCCTGCACACCTTGAATACCTTGCGGTCCAGTAGACCCCGTAACTCCCTGTGCTCCAGTGTTTCCGACAGCACCAGTCTCACCTGTCGCTCCTGTAGGACCCGTAGAGCCCGTAAATCCGATAGCCCCAGTAGCACCCGTAGTTCCCTGAGCGCCAGTGTTCCCTTGCGCTCCAGTATTTCCTTGCGCTCCTGTATTGCCCTGTGCACCCGTTGGGCCGACAGCCCCAGTGACACCAGTGTTTCCGACAACACCCTTACTTGCGACAAGTTCCCACTTGGTTGGGCTTGCGTTAGGTTCGCTGTTAGTCGAAGAGTCAATTGCAATAAATGACGAACCGTCGTGGAAGACAATATCGTTGATTGAGTAGGTGCCCGATGGGTTCCAAACGCTCTGCCACTGGGGGGCATCCGCACCCGTAGGACCTGTACTGCCAGTCGCTCCAGTCGGCCCTGTCACACCAGTCTGACCCACGGCACCAGTTGCACCTGTGTTTCCTTGTGCACCAGTTGCTCCCGTTGCGCCCGTTGCGCCCGTTACTCCCGTTGCGCCAACAGATGCTGCTGTACCCGGGATACCTTGGGCACCCGTAGGTCCAGTTGCACCAGTAATTCCTTGTGGCCCAGGGATACCAATATCAACCTGAACGACTACGGGGTCATCTACCTCAACGACTACCTGAGTCTGGGTAAGTTCAACCTCGACAATGTATTCTTCATTAGACGGCACGAGTCACATCACCGATGCCCTCGACCCGCCCACGGACCCAAGTTCTGACTATTGTGCCACCCTGAGTTGCTTGCAAGTCCCACACGCCATCTTTGACGAGCCGAGTGTTGACTGGCGTAGCGGTGACAATGATTCGTCCAGTAGAAGCATATGTAGCGTCTACAGAGAAGTTTACGACATCAGTCGACGGACTCGAAGGACGCCATTGGGCTGTCCAACTTGCCCACCCTTCGGTGACAAGATTGATAGCCACGCCCGTAGTTTTGTCTTTAAAAACGTACGACGCAGTGAAGGTGTCGCCTTGATACACCTTAATGTTGGGAACAGTTACAGGGAACGTCATTCGTACCTCCAAGTAGTACAGACCTTATGCCCATTGTATCAGCAAAGATACAGTGTTACCCCTGCATTACATGTCAAATTTACGGAGTGCGTCCCAATTCATTGAGCCGTCTGAGTTGTTACTTTGAGCCTTTGGAAGAATCACACGACCCATAAGTTCTGCTCGAGAACCGTCACCGACAATGTCAATTCCACGGTCTCGCATCTTGCGGACGAACGCAATCTGAGACAGAGCCTTTTCACCACGTTCATCGCTCCACCAACGGTAGACGGAGTAGATGGACTTGACAGGGATTGCTCCGCCAGAAACCTCTTTGGTCTCCTCGTTGAGGAACATACCAATACGGTCTTCGCTTCTGCGGTACATGTCCGATGCCTCAAAAATGGCAGTGCACATTCCAAGCGGGTCAATCTCTTTGGAGTTCAAGTACCGCATTGCACCCTCAACAGCCCACGCAAGTACGGCAGGAAGCCCGCCCTCAGGGTCAAACAAGAACTCTTTGAGGCTAGGGTCGGACACGGCAGGTCGGTTAGTCCACGGAATCGGACGAAGACGACGCCACATCGCATCATCAGTGATGATAGGTCGGTGGTTTGTGGTCAGCCACAACTTTGCCTGCGACTGAAATGAGAACGGCTTCTCTCCAGGAGAACGTGCTGAGATTTCAGATGAACCAGTCAACTTCTTGATTGCGTTTTCCTTGATACGTTCCGACTCAGGCAACTCGTCAACCCAGACCATACGACGACCACGGAGTTCGGCCCAGTGGTAGAGGTCGGTAGATGAAGACTGTCCATCTCCTTGAGCCAAAATCCCTGAGTCAAGAGGCCACGCATATTGGGAAGTTCCGAGGCACTTTACAATTGCTTCAACAAAGGTGTTTTTACCCGACCCAGGAGGACCATAAACCAAGAAAAGTACATCCTGAGTGCTGTAACCAGTCAGTGTGTAGCCTGCAGCCATCTGAAGCCACGATTGTAACTCCTTATCGCCATTTGTTGCTTCGTCTACAAACTTTGCCCAGCGCTCATTTGTCAAACCTGGTGTATAAGCAACTGGTGCGCGACGTGTGATGTACAAATCGGGCTGACCGCGAAGAAGTTCACCTGTCTTGAGGTCTATTACACCGTTCTGAACACCAATCAACTGCGGGTAACTGTCCCACGCGGATGTGGCGACCCCAATACGAGGGTCGGATGTTGCACTTTCGATTGCGGAAGACATTCGAGCATTGGACTTAGCCTGGTTAGCCCACTTGACAACAGAAGTCTTGTCGTCGGGGTCGTCGTACTGAACAACTTCAGATGCAATAGATGTAGAAAGTTTCTTGGAGATTTCTTTTACTTCAAGTTCTTCTATGTCAGGCTTCCAGTAGTTTCCGTTCCACACAAAGAATCCAAGCCCAGGTGTGTACCGCACGATGGAGCCAAAGTTGTCAACGAGGCGACGACCGTTGCCGAGGTCAGACAGTGAACGCTGTCCCGGACGTCCGCCCTCACCTTCATAGATTGCATCCACATCGCCCGGAGCATTGATGTTTCCAAGGTGAGCAACGGATGCAGTCGTAGCACCAGTGTGGGCAAGATTGTTGACTGCTCCACCAATTGTGCCGGGCAGGTTGCTATCAACATACTCAATGTCGTCAGGGTCTCGCGTGTCCACAGGAGATGCTACTCCCCGATAAACGCCAGTTGTAGGGGCAAAAGAAGTAGAAGCAGTGGGAGACGCCGACGAAGTCGTCCCATCAGTTGCATAATTCTGAGCCCACGCGACACCACGTTCGTATTTGTCCAGCCCCGGCCACATTGCTTGGTGCTTGGGGTTGTCGACAACAAAATTAATTGCACGACGGACGTGCGAGAGGAGTCCACCAGTTCCCTCGAGTTCGAGGGGAGGACGAACCTTCTCAGCATTGAAACGAATCATCATCGTTTCGATTGCCATACGACCAACCTCGGTGTCGGCAGGGAACTTGTTTGCCAGCGCACAAGTCATAGCGTAGAGGTCAACCGCACGAGAGCCTTCGTCGATTCCCTCAGTCAGCATTTTATCTACGTCAAGTTTCTGACCGTTGTACTCAAGACCGTCAAGCCACCCCCAGTCACTCTCACCGAGAGAAGTAGAAGTGCTTCGGCTCGACGACGAGCCACCACTCTTACGAAGAACTTTGAGCAGGAAGTCAGGAATTTCAGTGACTTCAATTTCCCACGGTGCACACCCTGGCGCCCATTCATACGTCACACCAGAGAGGTGGTTTGAGGGGTTCATCAGAACATACCCGTTGTGTTTGATGTCAATACCCGGTAAGTCGTTTGCCTTGAGGTTGCCAATTAACTTTTCGCTGGGGTCGCACTTGAAGTAAATGTGCTTACCTCGGAGCACTTTTCCGCCCATAGTGTACGCACCAGTGATGGCTTCAACTGTTTTTGGGAGTGTCTCGCCGAGAAGTTCTTCAAGTTTGTCGAGAGAGGCAAGACCACCGTGACGTGGGTCAACGTCAATGACGACAAGGCCACTAGCGTTACATACAACACCGATGTTGTAGATGGGGTTAGTCCGCCACCACGAATCTATTTTGTTTACGTCGTTGCTTGAGTCAGTGTTCCACGCATTGAGCGCGGGGTGCTTACCAATATCCTTGGGGTCAGTGTGGGGACCGCGACAAGTACACTTACCATCCTCAATTCCGTGACACGGAAGAAGCACCCATCCGAGGCTTTCTGCATAGTAGCGTGCTGCTTTGTGGAGACGGCTACTGGAGGTATCTGTCATACGTCGTCGCTTTCGTTGCTGGCGTTTTAAAGTCTAGATGTACACGATACCACAGATTCTGCCTCGTGACATTAGAATCGTCAGACCTCTTTTTTGGTATCATAGAAGGACGAGATACCTGATATTTACAGGGATTTCTGCCCACACATCTCGAAGAAAGTTAAACGCCCATGAAAGAACTCACTAGACAAATTTTTGTCCGCTCATTAGGAATTATCCTGATGACCTTTATTCCCGGTATGGGGATTGGTGCTGTCGCAGCAGGTGGTGACTGGCTTATCGGTGGAGTAATCGCAACTGGTACTTCATTCGCATCCGTCATCATTTACATCGGAGTCTCCCTCACGTGGGGTGGACGCCTTACTCAAGTTGATGTGCAAACTGCTTTCCGCGCAGCAGCCGCTAAGGCAGCCGAAGGAAACGAAGACATCCAAGCAGCGCTCGACGAGCGCAGCGCCCGCTAACAATAGAAACTAGCCCCCATGCGTGTATCTGCCCGAACACGGGGGGCGAAAGTATTGGCTCACGCCGTAACTTCCTCAATTTCCTCATTTGTGGTGTTACCTTTGGTCTTGCTTTCGTCCCCTGCTTTTGCGTACCCAGTTCCTCAATCGCAGGAAGAGTACGACCAATACATGGCAGAGGCGACTCTCGCAGTAGACGAGGCAGACACGGCACTCAATGCTGGTCGCCAGACGCTACTCAATTCAGTATTGCAAGTCTCACGAACCGAAGAATCGCTAGTGACTTCAGAATACGTTCTGAATGAAACTACTACCGCACGTTCCGAGGCACAGAGCGCATACGATGTGGCACAGCAAGAACTCACTGACGCACAGTACAACTACGACAACAATCTTATTCTTGACCCCGAGCAACCCGAAGTCCAGCCAATCCCAGGTCTTCGAGTAGACATTTACAACCAAATCAACTCGGCGGGGACCAACATTCCTCCCCGCTCAACTAACTACAATCTTTGCAAGACAGTCACCTACACCCACATCAGCGACAACTGGGGTGGAGGGGATGTCGACGGCTGTGGCAACGACTATGTGATGCTTCACTACACGGGCTACTTGACTGTTCCCGAATCAACTCCGTATGGGTACGACTTTCTCAACATCGCCGACGACGGCTGGTACATGGAACTCGACGGTGTCGTAGTCAACGACAACTGGGTGCTCAAGGGGTGTGGTGGCTGGTGGAGTGCTAAGCAGTATCTCGAGGCTGGTCGCTCATATGCAATTGATGCGTGGTACTACGAGTGGGGTGGCGGGGCATGCTCCACGCTTTACTACGACAACGGGTACAACTGGGGAGTAGTCCCAGCATCGTGGTTCACTCAAAATGAAGTTGTTGCTACTACTTATATACATGACCCAGCGCTACTCCTTGTGCTGGAGCAAAAGCAGAACACTTTTAGCCTTGCATTGGCGTTGCTGAGTGGCGCTGAGACTTTATATATGAACGCGTCAAGTTCGTATGAGTCTGCTGTCCAAGCACGCGACCAAGCGGTCCAAGCCCAAGCACAGGCAGAAGAGGTTATTCCCTCTCTAGAACTAGCCCTGCAGAATGCTCTAGATATTCGTGACTCAATTCAGCCGTACATTCCGTATGTTGAACCCGAACCCACTCCTGAACCAGAACCAACTCCAGAACCTACAGTTGAACCAGAACCAGAACCAACCCCCGAACCTACAGTGGAGCCAGTTCCGCCTACTACCGAAGAGGTACTAGAGGAACTGTGGGCGGAGGCAACACAAGATGACATTGTCGTCTCAGAAGAAATCGCGGTCATTCCAGTCCTCGGTAGTGCAATTGTTGCTCTGGCTGACGCCATCAACTTCGTCAGCAATGTGGGTGCCGACATGACTCCCGAGGTCCGCGAGCAATCTGAAAAAGTTGTTGTCTCCGCCATTATCGTCACGCAAGTCGCCACTCAGGCTGCAGCCACTGCCGCGTTGGCAGCGTCTAGTAGTACATCTGCAGGTGGCTCAACCTCAAGCGCGGGAAGGAGGAAAGAATGAAAAATTTTTTAAATGATGTTGTGGGACAGTTGTGGACATTGCTCGGCATGTTTGTTGCATGGGTAGTTCTCGAAGGTTCCGCCAAAGAGGTAGTCGGATGGCTTATCCTCATCACTCTTTTCATCTGGACTATTACGTATCCGCTACGTAAGCCCAAGGATGACGAATAAAATACGCGGTAAAATAGTAAAGGACTGTTATATCAAAAGTCTCATCACTGCCACTACTAACATCAAGAAAGTAAACACATGGTAAGTCCCGCACAATTCCCCATCGATGGGAAACTAGGAAAAGCATGGAAAGTCACGTCCACAATGGGCTGGCGCATCCACCCTGTCACAAAAACAAAAAAGCACCACAACGGAACCGACATCTGGGCCTCAGCAGAACCTTGTTGGATTGAAGCACCATACGAAGGTAGAGTTCTCTACATTGGCAACAATCCTGCTGGTTTTGGAAATAGCGTCACGCTACTTCACAAAATTAAAGGCCAGTGGTACACCACGCTGTACGCACACATGGCAGACGGCTCAATCAAGGTTAAAAAAGGTCAGAAAGTTGACGCTGGAACTCCCCTCGGAAAGATGGGTTCAACTGGTATGTCAACTGGTAAGCACCTCCACTGGGAACTCCACAAAGGTAAGGTTCACACGTGGAATGCCACTGGTGCGGGATACATTGAGCCCGTAAAGTTCTTTGAGCACCTCATCAAGTGGGAGAAGTCAATCGCTACTGCTCCAGTAGAGACCCCCCGCGATGCCCCTGTAGCACCAGCACCAACTCACGACGACGCTGGCGCAGAGGCATTGGCTGCTATTTCCGCAGTACCTGAGGTGCCTGCTACTCCTGCAGCGCCGAAAGTGCGCCCCAACCTTTCGGTCGGGTCAAAGCACAAGGCAGACGTCACGTATCTTCAAAAGAAACTTGGCGTAGCCGCTGGTGGAGCAGATGGAGTCTTTGGTCCCAAGACCAAGGCAGCCGTTATCAAGTTCCAAACCAAGCACGGAATCAAGGCTGACGGCTCAGTTGAAGCCGACACCTGGGAAGCGCTCGGATAACTGAAATGGTACGTATGCCTGACCAAGACCCCACAACCCGTGAGTTGTATATTATGCTTTCAAGCATTATTGACACTCTTAAGGACATGCGAGAAAACATGTCGACGCGAGACTTTGTAAATGCAAAGTTTGCAGCGTTTGATGTCCGCATGGACCGTCTTGAATCAGACATTGAAGAATCCAAAGAGGACGTCGAGTCCGTCGAAGATTTGCTAAATCGACGGCTCGACACCCTCGAGGAACAACGACAGACTGACCTAAAACAAATGAATCAAATTAAGACCACACGTGTCAACCTTATGATTGTCGCAGCGTTGTCTGTGGTCGGAAACTTGATTGTCTTATTTATCTCGACATTATCGGATAAATGATTGACCCTATGGTAGTATCTCTTATAGGAGGTTCATACCATGTCTTTGACAGACGAACTGATTCACCTTACAACCCTTCACCACAACGCCAAACAGCGCTGTAAGATTCAGGAATTTCTTGACTCTTCCTTGTTTACGGACGAGGACCGAGACACATTCCGAGCCGTGGTGGACAACCGTTCTGTTTACACATCCAAGATTATGCCCTTGCTTCGCAAGCGTGGTCTAAACGCATCTGATGCAACAATGAACCGACACCGTCGACTTGTTTGCTCGTGCTACCTCAACACGAATGTTCAGGGATAATCATGGCTGACTTCTCAGAGGAACTTGCCAATCTGGCAAAGTCTGGTCCGACTGGCTCGGACACTAAGCAGACCAATACCCCAGAATCATGGCGTCCTCGTGTAGAGGTCGGACCCGATGGTGGCTTTATCATATCTACTGCCAACCAAGAAGGCAACACTCCTGGCGCAGAAGAGATTCTGCGTGAACGCGGGCTTGACCCCGAAGAGTGGATTGTTACGTCTGTCCGCAAGGGTGCGTGGCAGACTTTCCACGGAGACTGGCTTGAGTCCGTTCGAGTAAATATCAAACCCGCACGTTTAGTGGTCGAGCGAGATTTTGACCTTGAACAACTCGTAGACCATATCCAGAAGTGGCGTCCTGAAAAGGGAACCAAAATGGCTACTGGACTTGGGGCATATGTCCACGTCGGTGCTGACAAGCAGATTGGCAAAAAGGCTGGCTCTGGCGGAACTGACCAGACAGTAGGTCGAATCCTTGAAGCAACCGAAGCAAGTATCCAAAAGTTTAAGGGATATCAGAAGATGGGTCTCTCGTTTGGGACAATCCTTCTTCCTGAAGTTGGGGACCACGTTGAGGGTAACGTCTCGCAGGGTGGTCGTCTCCAAGGGCTGGCAGCATCGGACCTTGGTCAGACGGAACAGGTTCGTGTTGCTAGACGAATGTTGCTCAATCAAGTTAAGGCATTCTCCCCCCTCGCTGAACGCATTATCGTCCCCGTCATCAACGGAAATCACGACGAAGTGACTCGTCAGGTGGCAGCAGACCCAGCGGATGGCTGGAACGTCGAGATTGCATCGGCAGTTCAAGACGCTTGTGCTGAGAACCCCGCCCTCCAGCACGTCGAGTTCCGCTTTCCTGCGTCAGGACACCAAACACTTGCTGTCGATGTTGACGGCACGTTGCTCGGACTGTTCCACGGACATCAGTTCTCACGCGATGTCGAGAAGTACCTCAACGGTCAGGCGATGGGGCAGACTGCAATTGGCGGTGCTGATGTTTGGATTTCAGGACACTATCATCACTTCAAGTCGCAGGATGTGGGCTCACGACTTTGGGTTCAGGCTCCGACAGTTGACCCTGGCTCAGACTGGTATCGTGACCGCACAGGTGCATCTTCACTTCCTGGCGTTCTGACAATGGTGCTCGGCGGAAACTATGACCCGCGTGAGTTCATCAGCATTATCGGCGTTAAGTAGAACGCTTTTTCTTTGAAGCGCGAGCAGATTTAGTTGCTCGTTCTTTGAAGTATGCGTCCACGGCGTTGGCACTGGTACGACTCCGCCACGCAAAACCACACTGACCGCACGTTACAAGTTTGGTTGTCGCCCAGCGTCCACCATTCTTCGAGGGCACTTCCTCGGTAGACAAGTTGCTAGTACGAGCAGAGCAGTACGGACACTGAGGGTAGCGTCGGCGTCGAGCCTCTTCACCGTTAGCGTCCACTGAGAGAGTACGACGAATTTCCATCTCGTCACGTCCACCCCAGATACCCCAAATTTGTTTGTGTTCTAAAGCAAATAGCATACACTCTTTTCGCACAGGGCAACTAAAGCAAAGGTTCTTTGCTTCGTACTTCTTTTCAGTCTTTGCAGAGAAGAAGTTCTCTCGAATGTCTTCGTTTTCTGGCTTCGAGCATGCCGACTCTTCTTGCCATTTAAATTCTCCATTGGTCACTAGACCAAAACCTCCACCCATGTAGTGGGCAAGATGTCATCGACCATATCTCCGTAAAAAGTTTCACCGTCATCTTCACACACAGTTGGGTCAGAGTCTTCGTCAACGCAGCCAGCGTATCCTTGGACATAAACAGACCTGTCAAGAAGTGCATACGCCTGACCGAGAGAATCTACATACCCACTTCGTTGAATGTGGGAAGCAAGAGCCCGTCTGACAACATCATTCTCAGGATTAACATGTCCATATGTCACAAAAACTGTGCACATTGGAAGTACAGAATAGTAACCGTTACCGTTCCAGTCTTCCCAAAGGGACTCACCTATACGAGAATTTGCCATACCCCATTATATCAAGGTTATGGCAAAAATCTGTTGGAACTATCGAATACGGACGTCTAGTTCTTGAATGTTATAGTCGAGACCATCCAAGAACGGCTCTTTGTCGTCCGTTGAGCGAACGTAAATTTTGCTGGTGCGAATTGCAACAATGCGACCGCGACGACCATTGTGGATTGTCCCACGGTCACCAGTAAATGCGTTGTGCTTGATGCGAACTTCGTTACCAATCTTCAGCATTCCTGGCTGAGCCGAAACCCACATCTCTTCCGCCTGCTCAGGAATAATGGCGTACCCACGAGCGAGGTCCTTGAACAGGTCAAGCGCTTGGTCGAGGTGCTCCTGAGTGGGGACATTGGTGATGTCAGTTTCTTCCCACTTGTGGAGAAGGTTGATTACGAGTTCAGCAACGGGCTTGCGGACTTTTGCGCCAGCAAGTTGCTCTTTCACCCAATCAAAATTGATAGTCATGGTGTCTCCTTAGTGTCTCTACAGTATACCAAAAAATATGGGCTGAGTCCGAAGACCCAGCCCAAATTTTAGACGTTCTTTAGAACGGGCTGTCCGCAGGTGCCGACGGGAACGAAGGCGCTGCAACAGGAGGTGCAACTGCAGGTGCAGGTGCAGGAGCAGGAGCAGGGGCCGCCATAGGAGCGGGTGCAGGTGCACCAGCAACAGGAGCGCCAGCAACAGGAGACGAGGCGTACGGGAAGTACTTCTTGAACTCGTTGCGGGTATCACCGTTCCAAACACGGCTACCAATGGTAGCGCGGAAAGGACGACCAGTGAGGGCCTGCTCAATCTGAGCGTTTCCGGGGTTGGTAGCGAAGAAGTCGTCACCGAGTCCGAGGGCACGCATCTTCGAGAAGAAGATAGCGAGAGCGTTCTTGTTCTCAGGCGAGATAACCAAGTTATCCCAAACAAGACGCTTGGCGTACGGTCCGACCTGTACTTCTGCCTTGATGGCAAACATGGTCTTTCCGCTCTGCGAAGTCTTGGTAGTTGCCTCCAAGACCTTCAGTTCGTAGTCGCCGTCAGGCAACGGTGAATAGTCTCCTCCAGATGCATCTTTTGCATCGCGGACGAGGTCTCCCCAGTTGAGTGAACTCACGGGTGTCTCCTATCGTTTTGTTGTGTGTTAGTAGTTGAAGTGTATCACGAAGTTGGCTTAGCGCCGAACACCATGTCAAGCATGCGTTCCACACCAAGATTTTCTTGCTCTACGATAGCACCGAGACGGCCCTGAACACGTTCACCAGCCTCGTACTTTTCCGTGCGCTCGACGTACATACGACGCACCTTGTAGGGCGGTTGCATAACGTCGGGGTTCGGGAAGTGCTCGATAGTAATTGCGCCCAGAATGTCGTACAAGTACGGAGCCTGAACTGCCAATTGACCTTGGAGGTAGGGGTGAGCCAGACCATCCTTATCGAACTTCGCCATCGCAGTGAGGACAATTGCCTCAAGCGGTGCCGTAGGGTGCATGGTGAGGTCGCGGACGTCACGAAGAAATGAACCCATGTGGCGAAGAAGTTCGCCCCACTGTTGCATCTTCATCGCTTCAGTACCTGCAATGTTGTCCATGCATTTGATTTGTAACTCCGAGATGGAGTCGATGATAAGCGACTTGAACTGGTGCTTACCCAGTTGAAGCCACTGATACGCCTTGAGAACTACATCCCAGTTGTGAACTACCACAACACAGGTGTCCCAAGTTCCGTCTGCTACTGGCGGTTCCTCCGAGAGAGGGTTCCAGTACTTGACGTTGATGGGGAGGAAGCGGTGTCCACCCTCAACATCGAGCATCAGACGAGGGTACGGTGCGGTAACGGCGAAGGTCGATTTACCAACCTTGGATTCACCGTAGACCATCATGGTCAGTGAGCGCTGAATTTCAGACACTATGCACTTCCTTTCTGTTCTTCTTTTCCATAATATGCATATGGG